GTTAGCTGAGCTAGGAATGAAGTCAATTCTAGTATAAATTAATACTTCCTCAAAACCCGGGCCTGCGTGTTCATTTAATTCATTTAGTTTTGGGATTGCCGCCACCAAGTCCTCGTCTATCTTGTGTCCAAAAGTGGCATAATAAATCTTCTCAACCTTAGGAAGTTTTTCTTCTGCATAAGCTCTAAACTTCTCAATATTCTCAACAGGAATACTCCATCCAAACGCTGCTTGGTGGCCCGCCACCCAATTAAACAATCCACTCTCTTCACAAAAGTCTTTGAGGTTTTCAACGTTAGAGTTATTTAAACTTCTTGCGCTGCCAAACCAGTTACCTTTGTTATCTGGACGTCCAAGTAGGGTAGGCTTATTATACATGTTCGCCATCTGTCCAGCAATGAGTCCGGTGATGCTTTTATGAGCGTAGTCTGGAATCTGACCAAGAATAATTTTGTTTTTATCTAATCCACTTTTAGCTAATTCAAAGGCGATCTTATTTACAATTGGCTCTTTTGCTCGATCTTGCTTACCTTTGATTTTTAGAATGTCTGCAGTTACTGTTCGAGGTTCAATCTCTCCAACTAAAGCTGAAAATAAATCGTGTTTATTGTCTACCTCTCCAATTCTGATAAGTGCATTAATAGGTGGCGCCATATAGAATCCAACTGTGATTGGAGTCACTTTTTTAATATCCCGTAATCTACCATCGGTTTTTAGATAGGCTTTAAGATAATCATTCTGGATATTATTTAAGCCAATATTAACAATTGCTTTGTTTTCTAGCGACGCCAAATCCATAACATCTGCCACGATTGAAACTGCGGCTAAATCAAAATATTCTTTATAATCGTCAATCCCGTCTTCTTTGTCGAGCGCTTCAATAAATTTTAAAACCACTCCACCGCCACTTAGTCCTTTATTAGGATAAGGACAACCTTCTAAATGGGGATTAACAATTACAGCGTAAGGGTTCTCCGCCTGTTTAACTTCGTGGTGGTCTAAGATTAAAATATCGATCCCCTTGCTTTGAAGCTCCTTATGCTTTTCAATCTCAGAAGATGATGCGTCTGGAATAATTAATAAATCAATATTATCTGGAATTAACTCATTGATAATACCATGGACTTTGCCTTCTGGAATTATAGGATAAATATTCATTCCTGGCTCTTTATCTTTTAGCCATTGATACATAATTGCGGCAGAAGTAAAGCCATCTGTATCTGAATCTACTAATAAACCTACTTCAGATTTGTTAATAATATGATGCATCAACATTCTCTTGGCTTTGTCATAATTTTTTAATAGACGCCCATCATGCAAATCTTCTTCTCCCGCGGTTAGCCAAAGTTCAGTCAGCCCTCTTCCTTCTAAGATAGATTGAATAGGATTTTTTAAATCAACTTTATCTTGCTTAACTATTACTTTCATTTTTCACTCCTAATTTATTCTCCAGTGTTTTAAGTTATAAAAAGTTTTAATATCTCTATCGACAGGTGACTGGCTTTGTCTTAGTAAGTCTTGATCATCTATCAATACATAAACTTCAGCGAACTGCTGTAGCAACTTTGTTTGCGCTCCAATTCTTTTAATATAGGCATGAGTACTTTCAAAGTTGTCATACTCTTTATCGAAACCAATAAATACTCTTTCGACTCCTAAGAAGTAGATAAGCATTAGTTGATGCCATTTAGAAATATTCTTCCCGCAAATTGCTAAAGAATTATTTGGTTGGTCGACTTCTAACATATGTTCAAACTGTAAAACAGATTTTTCTCCCTCAAATAAATAAACTTCTTTGGTTTGCTTAACATTGTTTTGGTTCTGAAATATTCCAAAAAAATTCAATGAGGTTGGATGACGATAATATAAATTCCCAAATTGCGCAGGCATGTATTTATATCGGTCAACTTTATTAGGGTCATAAGTTCTTATCCGCAACCCAACCATATTTCCTCGCCAATCCATATGTGGTATCATTACTCCTTGATAACTACTGGAATAACCAATATTGAATTTTCTCAGAGTAGGTAAATCTATACCCTCCAAAGCCCAAGGATGTAGATAATCTATTTTAAATAAATCTAGTACATGCTGGGGATAGACCTGAAGTCTTACCGATAAAGGATTCTTGAATTCTTGTTCTGTGTAATGAGTTTCTTGTTTTGTCTCGATTTCTTTCGGTTTAAAATCATGTCCGTGAAAAATTTTATAAGCTTCTCTAAAGTTGATTTCTTTGTTTTCGAGCTGACCCCTTTTTTGTATAAGCTGATATATGTTAAAAGTTTCACTGCATTCAGTGTAGCAATGAAATAGAGGATTATCTTCATCTTCGTTTTTATAAAGATAAAGCTTTTGACTCGCATCCGAATAATCTAAGTTATGACAAATTGTTGGAAGGCGAAAATGATCTGCGCCTTCGTATATTTCTAAATTAGGATAAGACTTTTCCAGAAAAGAAATAACTTGTTGATACTTCATTCGCATCTCTCCTATAATGGAATTTGACTTATATCAAACTCTTTCTTCTTTTTAATTGGTTCTTCTTCTGTTTTCTTTAGTATATCAGAGATTGAAATTTTGGCGCTTGAATCTTCAACTTTGATTAAATCTACTGCTTTCAAGTCTCCATATTGGTCAGTGAGGAAACAATCTTTAACTCTCATTGTGCCTAAGTCTGCATCTATCCAAAGCCGCACAGATTTATATTCTGACCGTCTATTCTTGTAGATATCAATAAACCTGTTTGGCTTGAATTGTGAGTTCTGTAATATCGGCTTGATAGTTTTCAAAAACTCTGGACTGGCAGGCCTTAATACTCCACCCATATCTACTTTATCAGCTATCGACCTAGCCCCTCGTAAAGAGTTTGTATCTGCAAAATCAGTTTCTTTTGACTCTCTATTAACCTGCGTACCGGTCCAGACAATTACATTTAATTCATTTGCTAAGTTTTTTAGTGCTGTACTGACCAAATTCAAGATTACATCTTCTCTAATTCTCGCGCCGCCAAACTCCGTAAGCAGCTGGGGAGAAGTATGGATATAATCAAAAAATACAGAATCTAATTGCTTAGTAATCACAAGCCTTCTTACATTACTATTCAATTGATCAATGGTTGGGTCTGGCATATGATAGATTAGAAAGTTATCTGAGAAATATTCCATAATATCAGTTGCAATTAAAACTCTCTCCTCTTCCCCAGGCTCGTACTCGCCATTTAGAATGTGGGCTTCATTCACACCAGAAACATACGCTATTATCATAGTTCTAATTTCATCATCGTCAAGCTCAGTTGTAATAAATAGTATTTTTTTATTTGAGCCAACATTTTCCCATTCGTGTTTTTTCATTGACCATCTAAGGGGGTAAGCTAATCGACAGGCTTGCATAACTGCGAATCTACTTTTCCCGACGCCAGTGTCTGCACTAAGAGAATAAACCTTGCCCCTTCTTGCGCCTCGCACCACAGTAGAGAAAATATCTCCCTCAAAAGCATAACCAATTTCTGGTCTAGCCTTAAGCCTTTCTATCAGCTCCCTTGCTCCGCTAGTGGCTTGAGCGAGTTTGAAGTTTCTTTTATTCAAAAATTCACTTTCAACTTGAGAAAGTTTTCCTTGTACAGAATGGATAATTTCTTTTAACTCTGTCCGCTCAAGTTTATTCTCCAGCTCTTGGCGCTCAATAATATCCATTATTCCTTCTTTATGCCATTCTGAAATATCGAATCCGCTTTGTTTTAAACTGCGCAGAAGGGATAGTTTTTTCAGTCTGTCATAATAGAAGTTAAAGTTTGTTAAGTCAGCTACTTCTATCGCTAATAATACTGCTTCGTTACCTTCACTGTCCTCAAAGCTTTTGTATAGCCCAGGATATTTCTGTAGGTAAGCATTAAAATCGGCTATGTTAATATTTGTTGCGCCACTATGATACATATTATAAATTGCTGAGAAGATAATACGATGAATTCTTTCTGTAAAGTCATCTGGGGTCAAAAGATATTTATCTGTTTCAGCTAGTATTGCAGGTCGCTGGAATAGACACCCTAAGACTTTTGCTGCATTCCTTTTGTCTTGAATCATTTAAACCTCCTAGAGTGAATTTAAATCAATTTCATTATTTTTTCTATCCTCGGAGGTATCTACAATAACTCTAGTTTCTTTTGCTCGCTTCTCTGCCTCCAGAAAGTTTTGGTACTGTTTTTTTGTTTTGTTGCTAAAGAAGTTGTAATAGTTATTCGCTTCTTCGTAAATGTAAGGAATAATACCTATGCTATTCTTAGCTTTTTTCTTGTCGTTTCTTTTGACAAGATAATACCATTCCATTGCCCGCAACATTCCTAGCCACGTATACCCCTTCTCAT